TACTGCAAAAGTTCCTGAACCAGAACTTAATGTTTGAATTGCACCTGGTGTAAATGCTGCAAAAACTAATTCCCAAGTTCCAGAATTTTTAGCATATATCTCATCAACTTCTTCCCAAGTACCTGATACTTTTCCGTATGCGTTTTGTATTTCTTGAAATGTTCCTGATACTTTGCCATAGGTATTAGCCATTTAAACTCCTATGAATATTTAAACCAAATATCTCCATTATTACCACCAGTTGGAGAAGCTGTGCTTATAGTGAATTTTCTTTCAAGCTTAGCTGCAGTAACTGCATCATTAACTAATTGATCTGTATCAATTGCATCCGCTGCTACTTTTGCATTAGTTACAGAATCAGCAACTAACTGTGAAGTATCAACCGAATCAGTAGCTAGTTTAGCATTAGTAACTGAAGCATCAGCAATTTGAGCTGTGCCGATTGTTCCACCTAAAGTATTTAATGCAACTTCACTTACATTTGTTCCATCTGAATAGGCAGCATGAATTTTACCTTCATCTAAGGTAAATCCTGTACCCGATACAGTTTTAAAAGTTAATGTATAAGCTCCATGAGTAGTTGCATCTTTTAATATATAAAATTTTTCTATCGAATCTGGGATAGTAACCGTTCTATTGGCTGCTAAAGTTCCTGTAAAATTAAGAACCATATTTCTTGCATTAGAAATAGAAGCATTAGTCATAACTAAAGCAACATCTGCTGATGCAACATCAATTGCTTCATAACCTGCAATTGCTTGTTGGACTAAATTTAAATTGGTATTTGTTTTCGTTCCCCATGTACCAGCATTTTCACCGGTTGCCATGAGTTCTAGTTTTAAATCTTGTGAATATGTTGATGGCATAATTGATGTATTATAACTCCTCTATGCTGCTATATCAACCTCAGTCCAAAGGTTAGTTACCCCTTCATCAACTTCTGTCCATATATTTGTGACATCTGGATCAACGTTTGACCATGCAGTAATTAATGGACTATTTAATGCAGTATTTAATTGTTGTCCTGTTAAATTAACAGGAGTATTTAAATCTACTGTTACTGAGCCTTCGGCCGTGGTCAATTCTTGACCTGTCACTGTTACATCTACATCTATAACCGCAGTTTCATCTCCTAAGCTTATTGATGCTTCAGAACCTGTAGCATTAACATTTGCTGTACCTGTTTCAGTCGTATCTCCTGTATCTGAAGTTATCTCTTCACCATTTGGTTGAGCTGAAGCTCCAGCAGTTATAGAAACAGATCCTGTATCTGTAGTTAAATCTTCTCCTGTAACATCTACATTAGCATTAGCTTGTATAGTTTCATCACCTAGAACTGTTGTTAAATCTTCTCCTGTAATATTTACATTAGCATCTGCTTGTACAGTTATTGAACCTGTATCTGTTTCTAATTCTTGTTCAGGACCTGCAACAACACTTTGATTACCATCCGCAGAAATTGAGTAAGTTCCTATTGTCCAATCTAATTGTTCTCCACTAACAATTCCTACTGCACCTCCAGTAGCATTCTCATCTCCAATACTAATTGTTAAATCTTCTCCTGTTACATTAACTTGAGTTAATATTTCAATATTTACATCATCTACTGTAGAAGTTAATGGAATACCTGTTAAAAATATATTTGCATTTGCCTGTATTGTAGTTGCACCTGTATTACTTGTTAATTGTTGACCTGTAACAGCAACATTAACATTAGTTCCTCCAAGAGAGGATATCGGCGATTGTGATAGAGCGGTTATACCAAGCAATTTAAACTCCTAATATTATGAAGGAGACAGTGGGGTGATTGGTGGTGCCACTGCCTCCATCACAATATTATATCATCGCTTAAACCATGAAGGAAGACCAAGGTGAGGTCTTTTATCAAACATATTATCCTTTGCACCTGGTGTTTTACTATTATTATAATGTAAAAATACTTGAATACATTCTTTTCCTTTAAATTTTTCTCGCCAATGCTCTAATTCGCATCCAGAATAAACAAGCATATCTCCTTGTTTTAAATCTACTTTAACACCTTTCATTCCTTCTTTACCTGATGGTTCTAAATAAATTGGCCAATCATCACCGCCTAAATTCATGGTAGTTGATATCTCACAACTAAATCTATCTTTATGTCTTTTTAAAATATCACCTTTTTTATAAATTCTTGCATAAGTATATGCAGGATATAATTTTAATCCTGTTGCCTTTTCCATAACAGGCTGACATTTTAACAATAATGTTTCCATTGCTATATCTGAATAGCAAGAATAAGTATTTGGTATTTGTTCATCTTGTCCCTCATAATAACCAAGTAAAGTTTCATAGGGAGAAATGTATCTTGCTTGTCTACAAGTATCTAATACTTGTTTTTGCATACTAAAATAATTTGCAACAAAAGAAGCTAAATCTTTTGAGATTGCTTGACGAATAACTGTATATTTATTTTTCTTAAACAACATCCTTAGCCATCTCTTTCGGTACCGCTTGAATATTCCAATGAATAAATCTAAATGGTTCTACACCATGATCTACTGCATATTCGTGTTCCATGTACCCTGGAAAGATAATAAGTGTTCCTGGTTTTGGTTTAAAATGAACAAGTTCAGTACCATGAAAGATACCATTGCCAGGTTTCATTTTTAATTTAGTTGATCTTGCACCTGTTCTTGGTTCATGAAATATTGGATAAGATGTTTTATCTGAACATTTTAAAAAATAAAATCCTGATACATGTTGATTCCAATGGATATGAGCTGAATGATGTCCACCACCTTTTTTAGCAAACTCTTGTACCCATAATTCAGAAAACATAGTTGTATATTGTTGCATATCAAAACCTTGCCAATCTAAAAACTCCCAAGATTTTTGACCAATATAATTTCTAAAATCTAAAAATTTATTATCCATGGTTAAAGGTGTTGAATGATAAGATCTACCAAAGTCACCATGTTTTTTTATATAATCTTTTTCTCTTTTTTTAGCATCTTTTATATATTGATTAGATGCTATATTTAACGATTTTACAAATTCAGGTTTTTCCTCAATCCATATAGGTGTTTTAAAATATTCTACTATTTGCATTTTATTTAAATGGATATCCAAGGTTCCACATCACCAATGAATATCGTACTCCTTTCGTTACAGGTTTAACTCTATGCCATACAAATGAAGGAAATACAATAATAGATCCTTTCGGAAGTATTTCTTTTGCTTGCCTTAAATGTTTAGCTTCTTCTCTCATATGAGGATCATAATTTCTAAAATCAAATTCTAATTCACCACCTTTATATTCAGACCCGTCGGTTAATTGACAAGTCATCGAAAGCTTTCTAATTTTACCATGTTCATTAGGATTATCAGGTTTGTTATACGGTTTATCCCAAGAATCACAATGCCAATCATAGTATTGATTTAACTTATATTTAGTAAATTGACAAGACTCTGATCGATCCCAATCAAAATTCCAACCAGCATTTTTATTAGCTTGATGAATATATGGGTAGAGTTCTTTATAAATCCACGGATCATTAAGCCATACTAAATCTGAATTTCTTTTTCTTTTCATATCTTTTATTTCTTGTTTAGTAAGTTCTCTATCTCCATATCCACCAGTTCTAGCCATGGTTTCTGCTTGTGATAATCCATATCTAATAATATCATCACATAATTTTGGTGGTATAGCTGATGTAAAATACCAATAGTAATTAGATATATTCATAAGTTATTGTTTGTATAAAATTCAATGAATCTTTCTGATTGTTTGAGATAACATACATATTAGTTGATGGAAACATAATAAACATATTATCTTTTAATTCTATATCCCAACTTCTTCCTTTTCTTCTATTATCATCATAATGAATTCGCACAAAACATTTATTAGTTTTAACACCATAGAGTAATGTATAATCTGGTGAGTTTCGAAGATCGACTGGATCAATATTTAATAATGGTTGTGATATTTGATTAGGTTTATAAATATCCCCAAATGTTTTTTTATTTACTAATTGAAAACCATATTCTAAATTTATATGCTCACGCATATAAGTATTCAACATATCCCAAGTTCTTGAGAATGGAAATTCTGAATCGGTAAATGTTGATTGTAAAATATCGCCTGATAACTTATCTCGGTCTATCTCAAAACCTTTAGGCATTGAAATATCACCGTAATATAAAGCTTGTTCTGTTAAGATTCTTTTTTGCATGCCACCAACATGACTAGTATATTAAGCTAGACTATTTGTCAAATCCCAAGACTGACCATCTTCATTCCAAACATAGTGCCAATAATGAGTCATAGCTGTATTTTGATCTTCTTGTTCTTGAGTTAAAGCAGGAGCATCACCAATCGGTGACTTCCAAGATGCAGATGCATTATGTTTTACCCATGAAGCATATGGTTTTTTAGGCCAAAAAATTTCATTGTCTTCATCCCAAGTATAACCAATACCTGCATAGTTTCCTCTGAATGGAGTTCCACCATTTTTATGTTCTCCGCCAGCTGTATTGTATGAAGTTTGAATCCACATTTGTGCAGGCCAATTATTATGTCTTTCTAAATATTGTTGACCTACCGCTTCGTCTTCAACTCCATCAGCATTGAGCATATCAGAATTATTCAAGGTTAATACTTGAATGACTTTTCCGTTAGCTCCTAATTTTGCAAAGTGTGCCATAATTATCTCCTATTATATATTATAAATTTTGTTCATTCAACTACTGGAATTTATACCTTAT